AGCAGGCTCACGCAGGCTGCTCGTACGTCCGTCTGGAACTTGACCCGAAGGAGTGTCATCCGCGATCGTCTGGATCGTCGCCCTCATGCGACGGCTTCAGCTCGACGTCACCGTCGTTCTCTGCGGGCTCCGCATTCGGTCGGGCCTCGGGCGTGGGGTTCTTCTCCGGGATCGGCGACGATGCGTCGCTCTCGGTGATCGAGACATCGCCGTGCTGGGTCGTCTTCTCGTCCGACATCTGATCTCCCTTCATGCAGCGTGGTTCCAGAGGTCGATCACGTCCTGCGCGGCGGGCGTGAGACGCAGCGCCTCATCCGCCGCCCGCTGGCGGAACGGTCGAGCACGGTAGCCCCTGTGGTGGACCTTCCGAGCGAAGATCGTCTTGTTGCCCGCCTTGAACACCATGAACGGGTGCCGCTTCGCGGTGATGACGTGAGCCTTCGGGCCCGCGTCCACGAAGTAGGCGGTGAAGTGACCGCTCACGCGAGCCCGCTTGGCGGACACGCTCGTGACGCGGAACGACTTGCGCAGGCGTCCGGTCTGGACGGGGACCATGGGACGCATGAGATCCCGATCCTTCGCGGCCCACTGGCGAGCGACTGGCTTGAACACCTGACCGATCGCCTTGAGACGAGCGCGGAGCTCCTTGTCGCCCTTCAGTGAGCCCGAGACTCGGGCACCTCTCGCAGCCATCTACGCGAACCCGAAGGCGCGCCGGTGGCCGGTCAGAAGCGTCCTGTACGCGGGATCGGCGGCGAGTGTCGAGACGGGTACGGATGGGCGAGTCGAGATCAGCTCGCCCATCCGCAGTGCCGCCTGACCGAGGCTGTCGTCCGGCTCATCGTCCGTCTCTGACCAGTTGCCCACATCGAGCTTGACACGCGCGATCGCGGCTGCGAGGACGCGATCGACTGTGTCGTCCCAGTCTTCAGACGTGATGTCGAGGACCTGCTTCAGCTCCTCGGCGTCGGGCCAGTCAGCCATCGGTCTGGATCTTACGAGGAGACGACGTACTTCGTGAACGCCGCCGGGTACAGTGGCGCGAACCACAGCATCCCGACGATGCCCACGTCACGACCTGCCTTGGCCGGGACATCGACCTGCAGGGTGTAGGTTCCGTCCTCGGCCCAGACGAAGCCGCGGGACGGTCCGACGATGGCGTCCACGTTCTCGTCGTCGAGCGCCGGGACATGGACCGGCCGGAGGCCGGAGATCGTCCCGCCGACGCCCCGGTTGGCCGAGAAGGCCGCGGCGAGGTTGCCGTACAGCGGGGCATTCGTGGTCGAGGACTTCGCGTTGATGAAGGCGGCGACTGCCGCGGTGGCGAGCCAGATCGTGTCGGGGGTGATCCGACGCGAGACGGCGGCCGCGTTGGCCCACGCATCGCCGAACAGTGGCCCGTCGTCCGGGTCGACCGTTCCGCCGCTATGGACACCCGAGGCGGCGAGGAGGGCGTCGACCGCGAGATCGTCCGCATCGATCGCGTATGCCTCGGCGAGCAGGTCGAGGTACATCGAGAGGTACGAGGGATCCGACCGCTTCAGCAACTGGATGCTGATGTCGCCGTAGCCACCGACGGTGACCGGATCGAACGTCGCTGGGACGATCGAGGTCGGGGTGGAGGTGAGCTCCTCCTTCTCTGGATCCTGCACGCCCGTGGTCGGGCGGGTCACGATCTTCGGGACCGAGAGCGTCATCCCGGCCCGCGGGGTCTGGATCTTCGTGGTCGTCTCGAGGAACGGCCTCGCCGGGTCGATGATCCCGATGATCTCGTTCAGGTAGGCCGTCGGGATCACGCCGAGGTTGTCGGCGGTGATCAGGTCGGCGGCGACGCGGGCCTGAAGCTCGGCCTGCGAGACAGTCTCGCCGGTGAGGGTCCGGAGGACCATCTTCAGCCAATCACCCCGATGGAAGTCATCCGGGTGGCCGGCCTCGACCCGCGCCGGGATCGAGATGCTCATCCGCGTTCGCTCTTCGAGGGCCTCGAGGCGCTCGAGAAACTTCGAGGCCGTCTCGTCCGAGATGGCCGCGCGAGCCCGGGTCGCCTCGATGGCGGCTTCGAGCTGCTTGCCGACCTCCGTCGCGATCGTGCTACCGATCTGGACGGCATCGAGCACCGGGGCGGGCGGGGGCGTCGGCTCGACCGGCGCCGGAGTCGTTTCTGCCACTGGATCTCCTCCTTCGGATCGGACGGCCAGCACGGCCGCCTCGTCTCCGTACGCTGGCTGATAGGTCGTCGAGATGCCCGTCAGCTGGACCTTCTTGTGGACGCGGACCCGGCGACCGTTCCGGGTCTCCGTGACGGATCCACCGGGCACCTCACGGAACTCGATGGAGACGCCCGAGGCGATCCCGTCCTCTGCGAGGGCGAGCACCTCATCGGCGCGGGCTGTCCGAGCTAGGCGGGTTGTCATGTAGGCGGCGTCGGGACGCTCGTCGAGTGCCACGCCACGACCGACTGGATGACGGGTAACGACGGGCTCGCCCTGCTGGCCGATCCCGAGGTGGACCTCGTGCTCCAGACCCCAGTGCCTGACCGAGGCCGGGTCGGTGCCCTCGAATGCGCCGCGGTCGAACATCTCCTGACCGCTCGTCGTCTCGATGGTTCGGCCCCACGGCATGATCCGCATATCGAGCTCACGAGCCGATGCGCTTCGAACCGTGACGAGACCGTCGACATCGACGGTCCGTGAGGCTCCTACGCCCTCGTTCTTCGCGTGGGCTTCGAGGTGGCCCCGACCCTCCGACGTCGTCGCCTCCTGGGCGACACGCGAGAGGGCGTTACGAAGATGAGGGAGGTCGACGGCGCCCGACGAGTCGTGGTGGGGGTAGTGACGAAGCGAACGAGGGACAGTCTTCCCGTCCTCGTCCTTCGCGCCGCCAGACTCGATATACGCGAACGCCGAGTCAGGTAGGTTGTTGATGTACGCCGAGTCCCATTCTGCCATGAGCGCGTGTCCTCCTAGGGCGCGCTTGTGGGCACATGCGCGGAGGCCACGACGGCGGGTCACGCAGGGGGTGACGGGGCCGGTCCCTGTTCAGCTGTGCGGACTATATACCAGCTGTGCCCGGGTTGACAGGCCACAGGGCGAGGAACTTCGTCGGGTCACGAGGCTCACTGGTCTGGTGATAGTGGGAGCCGTCGAAGATCCAGTAGGCAGGCTCCGGCAGGCTGAACGGGTCGGCCTGCATATCTGGTGAGTAGGCGTCGCCGATCGGAATGTCGACGTTCAGCCCGCCGACATACGTCGAGGCGAGCAGGAACCGGGGAGCCATCGCACGCACCCGCTCGAGGAGCTCGAGGCCCGCGGCGAGCGGGAGGTGCTGGATCACGTCACGTATGATGACGAGGTCGAAGTACCCGGTCGGCCACTTCCTGACGTAGGTCCGCTCCGGATGCCGCCTGCGGGCCAACCTCAGGGCGATCTCGGACACGTCGCAGCCAACATACCCTGGCAGCTCGGGCATCCAGTACCCGTCCCCGCATCCCACGTCGAGCACCGATGAGATCTCGTGGAGGTGGACGATGAAGCGTAGCTCGTCGGGCAAGGCGCGAGTCGCGATATCACCCGACCCTGGGCCAGATCGAGACTCGACGCCGTTCCACAGGTTATCCCTGTAGATCGAGTCGAAGATCATGCCGCTGTCGTCGTCTTCAGCCATGAGCCCGCGTACCGGTGGAGGACGAACGCCCACGGGTTGTGCTTGCGGAGCTCCGGGTCATCCATCTTCGAGGCTCGCTCTGGATCTCGGTAGTGGACGGGGTAGAACGCGCCGGGCGGCAGGATCAGCACGTCGGGACGATCGGGCAATAGCGCAGTCGTCACACCCGGTCCTGCCTCCCACGTCGGGCAGGGCAGCATCGCAATCATCATGTCGAGGCACGCGCGGATGGCCGGGTGACCCTTGACCGCTCCGAGGACCGCGTTGGGGACGACCCGCTCGTCCTCCCACGCCGCGAACGCCGGCACTCCCAGCAGGGGATCCAGGGGCCGGAGTGCGTCGCAGTCCGAGTCAACATACACGCCGCCCCAGCGGAGCAGCGCCTCGAGCCTGATGAGATCGGCGAACTGGGCTCGCGTCTCGCACAGCTCCCAGTACGGTGATGTTAGCGGCCACTCCTCAGGGACGAGCGGATCCCTATGTGTCATCAGCGTCCATCCGGGATGAAGCTCCTCAAATGTCGCCCAGCTTCGCTCCTGCGCCTGTAGGACTGACGCAGGGACGGTTCGATGAAGGATCCTGGGTATACCGGCGGATGTGGGAGCGGCCCGTCTCCCAGACGCTTGGAGGGCGCGGATGGCGACGGGATCTCCGATGGCTGCGCGGTAGCGCTGGCCTCTGGCGGCGTTGGCCGACCACGTGTGTGAGCCGCGCTTGCCCTCCTTCGCCGTGGGGTGCCAGAAGTGCCAGACCTCGCCCTCGATGCGCTCGATCCCGCCGAACGTCTCGCACACCGCGGCGAATGCCGTGTCCTCATAGCCCCAGCCCCTGAACTGCTCGTCGAAGCCGCCCACCTCGTCCCATTGACGACGAGAGATAACCACGACGGACGAGATCGAGGGGTGACCGTTCTCGACCGAGTACGTGTGCTGGATGAACCGGCGCGGCTTGCGCAGGTTCGGGACATCGAGCGCGAACGGGTCGAGCCGTCCGGCCTGCACGTCGAGCGTCGCCGGCCACGTCAGGTCGTAGCGGACCGTGTGAGGCAGCACCATCTTGCCCGAGCTCCGCGCAATCTTGACGGCCTCTTTCACGCGGCCGGGATGGCAGATGACATCCGAGTCGATGATGACGGCCACGTCCCAATCACCGGCGATCTCGGCGGCTCGGTTCACGGCGGCACTGCGGTTGAACAGGCCCTCGGTGTGGTGGCCCTCGATGATCGGCATGTGCGACTGCTCGCGCTCCCACCAGGGCTTGACCAGCCCGTCCCAGAGGGCATCCCGGTGGCCGTTGTCGTCCCGGCGAGGAACGAGGATCACCTCGGTCATCGATGCCTCACGTAGTCCCATGCCAGAGCGATCACGAACGATGCTGCCAGCGTGAGCACGGAGAGCACGACCGCGAGAACCGAGAACTGTACGAGCTCGATCGGGCCTGCGATCGTCATGAGATCCAGTCCGAGATGAAGCCGAGGGCCCGCTCCGTCGCACCGCTCCTGAACCCATAGGCGAGATCCAGCGCAGCCTCACGAGCGGCGACATCCTCGGGCCACAGCTCCAATGCCCTGGAGATTGCGTCAGGCACGTCCTCCGGCAGCTGAGCATGGACCCCGACGTGGGCGGCGTCCCAGAACCTCAGCCCGTGCCTGACATCCCTACGGTACACCGGGGCGTCGAGAACGACCACCGGACGACCCGTGGAGGCGAACTCGTACAGGATGCTCGTGTTGTCCGCGACCAGCACGTCGGCGACACGGCAGACGTCCATGAAGCTCGGGATGAACGTCACGCCCGCCCTCTCGTAGATCATCCCCAGATCGGTCCGGCGCGGGTGGCCGTGGCCGACGACCGGGCGAGTCCGGGTAACAAGCTCGATCGCCGGCTTGAACCAGGGTAGCGCGCTGCGTGTCTCGGGGCAGAGGTAGAGGTCGAAGTGGAAGGCGAAGGCGATCACCGGTTCGCCGGGGGGATGACGAACGGGCAGGTGATCCAGCTTCGGAGATCCAACCACCTCGACCCGTGCCCTAGGGTACTCCCGTCTCCATCGCGCTGCTGCGTGCTCATTGGGCTGGAGGAACAGCCCGACACGCTCGTGACCCTTCCCTCCCGGATAGCCCGGGTGCGGCTTCGTGTACGACTGGCCGATCCCGTGCTCCATCCGCACGATCTTGCGATAGCCGCCCCTGATCGCCGTGCGCACGTCCGAGTATCCCGCAGCGACGGCGACATCTGGAGGTACGCCCAGGGCGATCTCCCGGATATGCTCCGTGTAGTGCGGGTAGGTCGAGATCACGCCGCCCGGACCGGCTCGTACACCTTCTTGCACCTCGGGCACGTCCCGATGAACTCGCCCGATGTCGACAGCAGCTTGTCACACTTGGCCATGTAGGAGACCCCCGAGCGGCGACGTGTTCGAAGCCCGTCGCATCGAACCTCTCCGCCGGAGCGGGACGGGACCGACGCTGGAACCGCGGCGGGCGGCGCCAGCGGCATCGGCGCCACCTCGACATCGCCGGGGATGATACCCTCGTCCCTCTGCGCCATCTCGGCTGTCAGGATGCCAGCGTCGATGCCGATCTGGTACACCTCGTAGCGAGTCTTGATGTCGGCGCGGTTGACGCCCTCGACGTTGAACCTCGAGACGGTCGAGTTGGTGAGCAGGTCGGACATCGCCTGCTCGACCGGCTCGAGGTAGTTGGGGATGAGGCACGTCTTGAGGAAGTCTGTCATCACCTCGGCGAGGTTCTGGTAGGTCAGCGAGCTGCCCGACTGGATGTACTCGAGGAGCTTGCCCGGGATCCCGAACATCCTCGTGGCGTCTCCGACCTGAGCGGTCCGCGCGTCGAGCATCTGAGCTCCCTGCGGGTTGGGGTCGAACTGGCGAATGTCCTCGATGCTCTCGTCAGTCACCTTGGGCGTGTTGGGAGGCGTGGAGATCCACTGCTCCTTCAGCCGCTGAGCCTCCGAGAGGATCGGATCGTCCGCGCTCGTCTGCTCCTCCGTCGACCATCCGTCCTCGCCGCCGCCCAGTGAGCCGGCGACCTTGATCCAGATGCTCGGGTACCCGCCGTCAGCGAAGAAGTTGGCCGCCCACTCCTGCGACTCGACGCTGATCGAGACCGCCGCGCTGCACGCCTGCAGCGGGCCGTAGCCGCGCAGTGCGCCGGGCTCCTTCAGGTACGTGATCTGGCGGAGATCCTCACGCGAGTAGTCCTTGCCCCGCCACGTGATCGTCGGATAGCGGAGGTCGTTGGGGTTCTCGACGACCTGGATCTCGACGGGGTTGACCGGGATCAGGCTCAGCGGGTTGTCGTCCTGATCTCGCGCAGCCACCCACCACCACGCCTCGCCGCGAGTCGCCATGCTGTAGAAGGTGTCACGGTAGAAGTCCCGGGGCGTCGAGAACGGGTTGGGACGTACGATCAGACGCGGGCGGTCCTCTGGATCCAGCTGGACGCCGCGCCGATATGCGTTCATCGACAGGGCGCCGCCGACGTTGCTGATCAGTGACACGGCGCGCAGGATCGCCGGGACACCGAGCGCCTCCGCGATGCTGGCCATGTGCCACGGCCTGTCCGTCCACCCGAACGCCGCCATGATCTGCGCGTCGAAGCCGGGAGGGTTCACGCCGCCATTGCGGACCTGAGGCTGTCGGCCCGAGCCGGCGAACGCCTCGAGGATGAGATCGGCCCCGTCGCGCCGAGCCCGGAGCTCACGACCCTGCCTCGCGTTCAGCTTCGTCCACTGGCTGAGGTTGCGACGAGTGGTCTGGTTGCCCATGCTCGTCGGCGTGACGCGCGCCCAGTCGAGAGGTTCGGTCATCAGAGGATCCTCGGTGTCGTGACGGGTTTGTCGGCGGCCAGCCACACGGCCCGGATGGCGGCGAGCACCGCTGTGATGGGACGGTCATCGGAAGATCTCACTGCGGTGTACACGCCGCGGTGGTCGGTGTTCTGGCGGGCGGTCCACACCAGGTCATCGGAGACCGGCCCCGCATCGCTCCAGCGCAGTCGATTGGCCTCGACGAGGTTAACGAACGTGAACGAGGCGTTCGCCGCCGTCTGGCCGGATATCGGCTTGGGTGTGCGCACGAACTTGGCGAGCTGGGCGTCTGTCAGCGGGTCGTACGCGACCTGTCGGACCCTGTACTTCGTCACCAGCTCGGCGATCCTCTGCCCGATCACGTCCACGTCGGACTCGGGCACGTCCATCACGCACCGCAGGCCGATCCCGTCGCCGGTCTGCCACGCGATGCACGCGGAGGCTCGCCATGACCGCGGGTCGATCGCGATCCCCATGAACACCTTCCGCCCCACGCCTAGCTCGGGCACGCCGGACAGGTTCCACGCCCCCATGTTCAGCAGCGAAGGCCGCATCGTCGTGACCCACCGGCACAGCCGCTCGGTCTCGAACACGGTCATCGTCCCGTCAAGGGAGTGCGCGCGGTACGCCTTCTCCAGCGAGGCGAGCACCGAGGGGAAGTGCCCTAGTGCGGGGTTGGCCTCGGCCCAGCCCTCGATGTCATCGGCCTTGCGCCCTGGTGCGGCGCTCCACTCGAGGTACGCCAGCGCGGGATCCTTGCCGGACCTCGAGCGCACGGCGTTCAGCACGATGCTGTTGTCGTCACCGGCGTTCGACAGGTACACCATCTGGGGGTCCTTCGACATCGTCAGCGTCGGCTCAGCAGCTGCGATCACCTCATCGTCACGCGCCTCTCGAAGCTCGTCGATGATAACCAGATCGTTGGCCGAGCCTCGTGAGCTCCCCCGGTTCGCCGCGGCGATCCTGTACGTGCCGCCGTTCGTCAGGATGATCTCCTCAGAGCCGCCTCCGCGGCGAGGCCACTGGATCCTGCCCCGGCGCATCGGGAGCAGGTGCTGGTGGCCGGTCGCCTCGAAGGAGTCGGCGATCATCGTGAACATCTGGCGCGCAAGATCCCTGATCTGCGCCATGTGCATGATGCGCTTCCCCTCGAGGAGCCTCTGGACGATGAGCGGCTTCATCAGCGCCGTCTTGCCGTTCTGGCGCGCGACGACGATGCACACCTCAGGGTACCTCAGGATCCCGCCGGGACCCCGAGCTGTCAGGTAGGATGCGGCGACCTCCTGCCAGGGCATCAGGGTGATGCCGAGATCAGTCGCCACCTCCCGAAACGAGGCGACGCCCGAGCGGGCCGGGAGCGGCGGGCCCACCCGGGGTCGCTCATGTCCATAGATGATCATCGGCTTCGGCTTGGGCACGCTCACGTCGATCTGCCGATCAGGAGCCCGAGCAGGAAGGCGAGGAGTGTCGCGATTACCGCCATCACGCGCCAGAACTGGACCCGCTCCTCGGTCGTCTCCGTGCCCGACTCGATGAGGGGACTCCAGCCCTCGTCACCGTCTACGTACAGCGGGTCGGGTGGCTCGATGACGTGATCACCCTCCCAACTCATCGTTCGAGCCTCTCCCTGAGGTTGGCGAGCCTGATCGCCGCGGCGTCACGGTTCAGCTGGAGGATGCGGAGCTCCTCAGATGTCACCCGCATCCCGGAGGGCCAGCGGCGAGTCGTGATGATCTGGTTCGTCCGCCTGACCTCCTCCTCGAGCTTCGGGATCTCGCTCACACGGGCTCCGGTCGGCCCAGCCTGATGTTGACGGCTCGCTCGGTGTTGTGCTTGATGCACCCGGCGCGGAGGTTGTGAGCCCCGTAGAACAGCTCATCTGGCATCCCCGGGTAGACCGGGATGATGTGGTCGACGATGCGGGTTGGCCTCGGGCATCTGCGCACGATCTTGCACGTCCAGTTGTCCCGGCTCAGGACGTCTGCGCGGACCTGGCGCCATCGGGCACTGTAGTAACGCCTGTCCTTCCCGTCCCGGCGCCCCTGTGACGTTTCCCTGTTGAGAGAAACAGGCGAAACCGCGATCCTTCTCCTACGACCAGCCTTAAAAACGGCAGCTCGACCGATGAGCGGTGACCGCCCATACACCGGGAGCATCAGGGGGTGCCCGTATCGCAGTACTTGCACAGCTGGGGCTGGCCGATCATGCGTGTCAGGGGCATGACGGAGCTCACCTCAAGGTCACGTCCGTCAGGTAGCCTAGGCACCATGTCACGACCGCACCGGGTGAGGGGTATGTCATTCACCAGTGAGTCGACGAGGTGCCACTTGGTCCCGCTGTGACGGGCCCTCCGGATCCAGCTACCGATGACGATGTCTGGCATCGACGCGAAGCATAGCCACATGATGGTGAGGAGATCCAGCCCTGTAGGAAGGAACGGCGCTCACCATGACGAACCCTAGGCTATGATCCTGACCGGCTGGCCGCCGTAGCCCTCACTCTCCGGTGCCAGACACGAAGATGCCCCCGGGATCTCTGAGCCTCTCTCTCAGCCCGGGGGCATCTTGCTGTCTAGGTGAGTGCGTGCTCTCGCGACGCGAGGGCGACGACAAGCACGCAGTGAGGACTGTGGGTCTCCTCTTCGTCAACGAACCGATCGCAGAACGGACACGAAGGGCGACCGTTGAACATTGGCTGAAACCCGTTGTCACGAATGCTTTCGAGGGCGCGTGTCAGCGCCTGCTCGATCTCTTCGTTAGCCATTGTGATCTCCTGTGAGTGCGTCAATGACGAGCAGTGCGATGGAGATCCACACGCCCGCTGCTGCTGCGCTGAGGAAGAACGAGATGACGAGGATGGCCCACGCCAGTGCCTGTGATCTCATGATCGTGCCGCTCGGTAGTAGCCGCGCTCACGGTCACGCTTCCGTTGCATCTGGATCTCCCTCGACACGATGGCTGGGCCGAAGGGACCGCACCGCTCGATGCACGTCGAGCACTGGCGGCGACCCGTCCTGCGCTTACGGTGGCATGGGATCCCGTGTGCCTGACAGCTACATGGTTCGTCGTTCATATCTGGCCTCTCTCTGCTTGCGATACGGGCGGCACGAGGCGTGCCACCTGAGCTCACTACCTGACATGGCGATCCTGAAGCCGTAATGCTGCCACGGCCAGATGATCCCCTTGCAGAACAGGCACCGGGTCACGTCCCCTCCCGCAGATGGCGCAGGATGGCTCCGGTCTGACACGGCCACGTCTGGTATCCATCGGGGAGCTCGCACGACAGACACACGTCTTCGGGCTGGCTCGGGTCATGACTCGGATGGTGGATAGCCTCTAACGCCGCCAGCGTTTCCTCCGTCACCAGCATCGCGCCCTCGGCATCGATGATCGGCCCATGCACGCAACAGCCGAGCGCATGACCTCGCTCGCCCTGATACCGCCACACGTGCGGAGGGACCGCGCGCAGATCACCGCTCATTCCGGCTGCTCCGGGGCGTCGGGTGCGCGACCCGTTCGGCATCCGTAGCACTCACGGCATCGCTTGCCGTGCGGGCTGTGGATGTAGTGCTTGCACCGCTTGCAGATAGGAGTCATTCCGGCTGCTCCGGGGCGACGGCGGCGTACTCGCGGGACCGCGCACGGTAGCCTGCCAAGTAACCAGCCCACCATGCCTTCGGATCACGGATGCGCTCGGTGTCGCGCTCCTGCTCCACGTCCAGCCCCTCGGCTGGCGGTGTGGCGGCACAGATGTAGCACCGTTGCTCAGTGACTCCCGGATGACCGATCACGTCCACAGTGCCGTACTCGTGGACATGCCCCTCGGCTGGGGGTGTGGCTGGTTCGTTTGGCGCGTCGAAGTCGATGGCCGGGTGGTTCGTCGTGCCGTCAGGGAACACGCCGCCGCTGTCCTTGCGGACCAGCACAAGCCCCTCGGCTGGCGGTGTGGCGTGCTTGTGGCGATGCGTCGGTCGCTCGGTGAACGCGGAGTGTCGATGCTCGTGCGTGTGGATGAGGTCCGTCCCTTCGTAACGCCCCTCGGCTGGCGGTGTGATCGCGGCTACCATCGCCTCGTACTGCTCCCCCGTCATCGTCACCGTGCGGTTGCGGAACTCGGCTGGCCCCTCGGCTGGCGGTGTGGCGGCGTCAGCTGCCTTGTACTCCTCGATGATCTCGTCGCGATACTCGATGGCACACGGCCAGCACGTTCCGTCGCTGTACAGGTCGCGACGCTTGCCGCAGCGCGCGCACGACATCGACACACCGACCGATAGGCCACCCCGTGCTACATCGGCGAGCGCCGGGAATGGCCCCTCCGCTCGCGGTTCAGAGCGGGCGGCGGGACCCCACACCTTGCCGTCTAGGTCAGGGAACCCGGCATCATCATCCGGTTCGGAGCGGGCGGCGAGAGCAGCACGAGCGATCCCTTGCGCCTCGGCCAGTTCGTCGGTCGGATGCAGGAATGGCCCCTTCGGTTGGAGCGCCGTGATCTGTTCCAGCGCCCGCCGCAGGTCGTCGTCCGCGGTCATCGGTCGGCCGTTCATCGGTTGCCGTCCATGAGCCGAAGCTCGGACTCGGTCATCGGGATCTCAGGATCACGCTGGTGCTCCCGGCGATACCGGTCGACCTCTCGCTGGGTGACGATGTAGCGGCGGCCCCAGAGTCGTGCCTTCAGCTTGCCGTTGTAGACCTGCGCCTTCAGGGTGACTGGCGACAGCCCGAGCTGGGCTGCCGCCTCCGCCAGTGTCAGTTCGTTCATTGAGATCTCCTTCAGCGGGTGAACTGGTACACGTGCGCCTTCGAGACGACCAGCGGCAGCTCGGCCGGTCCCTTGACGTACGGGCTGATCCAGATCTGTCGATGCTGGCCGAGTGACGGGTACCACTGCTGCCGCCAGTGGCCGTCGACGATCCAGCGATGGGACCACTCGACGTCGTGATGCGACTCCGGATCCCGCTCCTGTGCGGGCCGGCGGAGCGTCACCACGGTGATCCTCTTGGCAGGGAACTTCGCTCGCTCCACGCGCTTCCCCACGAGACGAGGCGCGTTGCGCGGCTCCCTGACGGTAACTGTCTGCGCCATGAGGCGCAGGATGCACTGGAGGACGTCCACGCCGGTATGATGGCCGCCCATGTAGGTGGGATCTCCGAAGCGCCACGGGACTGCGTGGCACACCGTTAAGGGGATCGGCCGTGAGCGCAGGATGCTCCACAGCTTCGTATCGTTGCGATACTCGTTGCTGAAGTCGTCCTCGTCGTTGATGTCACTGAACATCACGAGCGCCATGCCAGGGAACGTCTCGGAGATAGCATCGACCTTCCCGTCGTCCCTCCTGATGCGAAGGGATGTCTGGTGCCACAGGAACGCCCTCACGGACATGAGCTTGTCGTTCACGTCCTGAAGGTAGACAGGCTCGGGCAGGACGAGGAACCCGTTCGGGATGAACAGGTCGGTCTCGAGTAGCGTCTCGGACTGCCAGCCCTTGAGGGCCGCGTCGATCAGTGGACCCATCTCCGGATCCACATAGATCGGGTCGGCTCGCCACATCATGCCCGGCAACTGTGAGAGGATCTCGGCGACGGTGCGTGAGTACCCCGCCTCGGTCGACTCGATCGCCTTCTGAAGCTCGGCCGGGCCGAGTCCCTGCTGCTCGGGGTCGATCGCCTTCGTTATCACGGACTCGGCGAAGCTCTGCAGCTCGCCGATCCCGCGCTCACTCTGGTAGTGCTTCCACACATCGACCTGAAGGTCGAGCACGTCCGCCCAGCGGGTCATGGCTCCACCTTCGTCCACGACTCGCCGATCGGCCAGCCGCAGTAGGTCTGTCGACCACGGGACGAGCGGATCGCGACGGCCAACGCCGATCCCGTTCCCCATGACCCTCTAGGGCGCTCGATGTGAGCGATCTTCGCGTCTGGCTTAGATGCGATGTACTGGATGCCATCGCTGTCATCATCCGCGAACTCCGCGCGGACGCAGGATCCACACGGCCTCACCGGACGATCCGGTCCGCCACGCGGTAGCCCGCCGGCGCCTTGACCGCCTCATGAGCCGTGCCGCCCTTGGGGCCGACACACTGCTCGTCCCGGAGACGCCGACCGCACGTCGGGCACTTCCAGATGTAGTTGTCGGTCTGGTGCTTCGCGATGCTGCCGTCCCTGTGCAGGATCGCCCGGTAGGTCAGGTCCCCGACGGTGATGGGATCTCCCAGCTTCAGCGGCTTGTTGCCGCCACTCGTCTTGGCGATCTTCGGCGCCTTGACCTCCAGCTCGCCGTTCTGGGTCGCTGTGAGATTCTCGGCGAGGCTCGGCTTGATGCCAGCGGCGCGAGCTGCCTTCGTGGGCTTCCCGTTCGTGGGCGGCTTGACGATGACGACCGGTCCGTTCTGCCGCTGTAGGCTCGCTTGTGCGTCTCGTTCCTTCGCTCGCTGGATCTTCTCCTTGAGCTCGGCCTTGGCCGCAGCCTTGCGTGCCTCCGCGGCCTCAGACGCAGCCTCCGCGAGGACCTTCTGGCCTTCATCGCTCGCCGCGAAGTCGTTGTAGCTTGACCCGAGGTCGAACTCGAGGCGAGCCACGTACTCCGTCGCCGTCTCGTCATTCCGCTGTGCCGGCGCCCACTTGGTCACGTCGGCGGGCTTCTCGGCGTATCGCGCCGTGAGCCAATCCTGATGGCGCTTCGTGCTGTTGTGGCGGTTAATGGCCGCCGGGTAGGACTCCTTCAGGACGGTCCCGCATCCGCAAGTCGTCGTTGTCACTGTCTCGTACCTCTCTCTCAGCGATTGCAGAACGTGTGATTGGGGCTGCCGCAGTTGCGGCAGAAGCGGTCGTCGGAGCTCCGAACCGGCTCGACGATCTGATCCCGGTGGTACGTGGTGAAGTCGCCCTCGACCCACCAGACGGTGGTCACGACGACCGACGTGCGAACGCGCTTGACGGTGCGGACGATGTCATAGGTCAGGACGCGGTCGCCCTTCTGGAGATCACTGGCCTTCGTTGGCTTGTTCATTCGTTTCCTCACTCTCTTCGTTTCATGATCCCGATCCTCGATCCCGTGGGTCCCTCCCGGTTCCGTCGTAGCTTCCGGATCCGTAGGCGTCTCAGCGGTCTTCACCGTCTCGTTTCGCGTCCTGCCGATCCTTGGCCCGTTGCGGCTCCCGTTGACCCTCCCCAGTTAGGAGGTCGGTTGCCTTGTCGTATTCAGTTGTTAAGGTTCTGTGTACAACACTAGCGATTCTCACAGCGCTTGTCTAGCCCTCAAAGGTTACAGTTTGATAATCTTCGTCGGCTACTAGTCGTAACCTACGCGGGCTATATAGTGCGACGGAGATACGACCTGAGCTCCGGCCTGTGGGAAGTCGCCCATCCGTCGAGGTGGTGATGCCAGCACAGCGTCACGAGATGCTGCTCGTCAGAAGGGGCGCGCCGGCCAATCATCGGCTGATCCTTCACGTGGTCCAGCGTCAGACGGCCGGCGCACAGATCGGTGGCCCCGAGGATCGGGGCGACGCACTTCCACCCGTCCCGGTAGAGGACCGATTGACGGACCTCAGAGGTGACGGGATCCCGGGTCATGCCCAGCCGAAGCCGTAGCGGCGATCCTCCCCGCACCCGTCGCACGTGTAGATCCAGACCGGCTCGGCCCAGCCCCACGCCTCGGTCGCCATGAGCGTCTCGAACGTCGGAGCCTTGCACGTCCACGTGCCGCCGAGTCGCTTGCGCTCGCCGAAGCACCAGCGCGGCTCCTCGCGCTCGGTCTTGACGACCTCGAGCGGTATGCCGCAGATCGCTCCCAGGGTCATGCCGCTTCCTTCCTCTCCAGCATCCTCAGGACGAGGATCAGGGCGCGGCCGTCGTCCACCATCTCGGGTGAGACGCGCAGGACGCGCCAGCCCATCATCGTCGCCTCGTTGTACTTGTCCATGTCGTTCTCGGCTCCCTTGCCGCGACTGTGGCGACCCTGGATCCAGAGTCCGCCCTCGACCTCGACTGCGAGCATCCGGTCCGGCCACGCCAGATCGAACCTCCATCGTCGTGGTGCCGCGAAACGCAGCTCCCTAACTGGCAAGTCGGCTTTAACCCAAACGAGCTGTGTCGTCAGTCCTTCGGCTGCGTCAGCGATCCTAGGCATGGTTCGTCGTCCTGTCCCTGAGGTCCTCAAGGTACGGCAGCATCGAGCGTAGATGATGAGCCGTGATCTGGAGATCAGCGCGAACCTCGTCCGACAGCTCGTTGCGCTCGAGGCGCTCGACGTGGATGAGCAGCGCCCTGGCCGAGTGGACCAGGGCCTGCGGCTGGAGGTTATGCACCGACGGCCTCCTTCGTGCGCGCCCACTCGATCGTGCGCTTCAGGCCGACCTCGAACGGGACGGTGGCCGCCCACCGGTACCGGGCGTAGATGCGGGACACGTCCGGCCGGCGCTGCTGGGGCTCATCCGGCCGAGCCGGTCCCTCAATGATACCGGCCGGTGAGCCGGAGATCCCGAGTACCAGCTCGGCGAGGTTCCGCATCGTGATCTCCTCGGTCGAGCCGATGTTCAGCATGAGCCCGTCGGAGGCGGGATCCTGAACGATGAGCACCAGGGCACTGATGAGATCGGTGATGTACGTCATCGAGCGGGTCTGCGTCCCATCGCCGTTGACGACGAGATCATGACCCGCCAGTGCGTTCGAGACGAACGAGGGGACGACACGTCCGTCGTTGAGGCGCATCCCCGGACCGTACGCGTTGAAGATCCGCACGATGGCGGCCTTTACCTCGAACAGCTCCCTGTACTGGCTGACGAGCATCTCCCCGAACCGCTTCGACTCGTCGTACATCGCGCGAGGGCCCGTGGGATCCACGTTGCCGCGATACTCCTCGGACTGTGGATGAACCAGCGGGTCGCCGTAGACCTCGCTCGTGGACGCGAACACGAAGCGGGCGCCCGTCTGTGCGCACAGGCTCAGGAGGTTCTCCGTCCCGACGCTGTTCGCCCGCCACGTCTCGACCGGGTAGGCGGTGTAGTCCTTGGGCGACGCCGGTGAGGCGAGGTGAACCACGACGTGGAACTGGCCGAGCCCGACGAGGTCAAGCTCACGGGTCACGTCGCCGTCCACGATCTCGACCGAGATCCCGTCCAGGGCGTGGAAGTCGCCGGTCAGCTGGTTGTCGATGACCATCACGCGGTGATTGAGGCTGCGAAGCGCCCTGACGAGATGAGCTCCGACGAAGCCGGCGCCTCCTGCGACGAGGACGTTGAGTGTGCTGGGCGGCGCTTTAAACGTCATCGCTCGTCCTCCACGACCTTGGCGAGTGCGTCGAACATCATGAACTGGCACGCATCATGGCCTGCTCGCCAGCACCTCGCACCGTACTGGGCTAGGGCGACCTTGCTCGCGTCATCGAGATCGCCGTGCCTCATCGTCAGAACGAGGACGACGTCGGCGAGGGAGTCCCGTGCTGATGCCTCCGCCTGATCTGCTTCGTGGGCCGCTCGCAGTGCAGCGGCTCGTGGCTCGGTGTTCATTGTGACCTCTCTCTCAGTCAGCTCGCGCCGCGTCGGCGCATCTTCGTAATCTTCTCGTCCCACTCTTCCCCCCCTACACCCCCCCTTTTACTTAACTCCCCTTTACTTAACTCTAGGGCCTTACCGCTACTGACTAGTACGGACTCGTCCATACTCACGTGGTATTTGTGCTTGTCTCGGTACTGATAGGACGGGTTGCCTCCTGCCTTCTGATGCTTCGTCATTGTCGGGATGTAGGCGCATCCGCAGGGGTGCCGAACGATCCTCCCGGCCTCGACAAGAGTCTCGCCCCACGTCTCGATGGACCGGACCCGTGCGGCCGGGATCCGGTATGGGTACAGCGCGGCCCCGATCTGTGCTGGCTTCCATTCCAGCCAGCCAGCATCGTCGGCGACGCACCACAGACCGATGTAGAACAGCCGGACGGAGTCCGACAGGTGACCGAGGGTGTCGTCCTGCCAGAAGTCAGGTCGAACTGAACGGATCCTCATAGGTTCCTCGTCTCGCGCCAAGTCTGGTGCGATCGCGACTGGTTGTGGAAGTCGATGGCCTCGATGACGGACTCAAGATCCAGATGAGCTGGCACAATCCCCCCGCCGCAGACGCAGGGACGCCTGTCGGCATGAGCGTTCACGCCGTGAGCTTTGAACAGCTCATCCTCCGTGAGAGGCCACTTATCGACACGATGTGAACTTCCGTTGTTCATAACTGGATCCCGAACGTCTGGTGGAGGAAGCGCCGAGCCGCGGAGCGGTTCTCGGGATCGTTCCACCACCTGTTGCGACCGCTCGGGTGCGGCAGCATGGCGATCTCCACGTCCTCGTTGGGATGCTTCCACGTCAGTGAAAGATCGGGCGGGTGTAGGCCGAATGCTAGGGTCACGTTCCGCCCCAGTAGGAGCGTCGTGCGACCGATCAGCGACGGCCAGATGTCGATCGCGTTCTGGCGAGCCTGACCGTCATGCCAGATCAGGATGGGCTGGGGGAAGAGGTTGTGCCGCTCGGTCCGAGCTAGGTACTCCTCGATCGAGATCCCGGCATACTCGGCGATGGTTGCCCCGACCTGCCCCTCCAGCGGAGCTCCGTCGTTGCTGGGCGCCTCCCCGATGATAAGCAGACGGTCAGTCATCGTGCTTCACCGGAGGCTTGCCACCCGTCGTCTGCCCCTGCCCGCGCGGCGTGTCGTTCGGGAAGAACATCCCGGTGCCCTTGGCGGCCTTGACGCGCGCCCGCCGGCGCTGGTCGGCGAGCTTGTCGCGCCAGTACTTGAGCTCCTTCGGCGTCAGGTCGCGTGGGACGCTAGGATCGTCGAGGAGCGATGACTCGTCCGGAGGCTGGATCTCCTCAGGGACGAACGCTTGGATCTGGAAGGCGCGCTTGCTACCGGTCGGCTTCACCATGACCGGTCCGACCTCCTCTCTGCCGATCATCCAGCACGTGCGAGCGTCACGGTACGGGGGCGTGTCCCAGCGCCATGCCTCGGGCTGGACGGTGCCGACGTGGACGAACCGCTCGCCGTCCACGGTCGACCAGTAAACCTCGACGATCACGGCGAGGGAGCGTGGCCTGTGCTTGGCATGGCCCGTGATCGTGGGCAGGCCGGCGCCGACGCACTTCACGTCCACCGTCTGGCCCTCGAAGGTGATCACGTCTCCCTCGGGATCGAACGGCTCCCGGAGGAAGCCGAGGTACTCACGAACGAACCACATCGTCGCGCGTACCGAGCGCAGTCGTAGCTCGTCATGCGGGATGCTCCTGTCATGGCCGGCGAGCAGGTCGGCCATCAGTCCCACGCCAGATCGTCCGGGACGGGGCATCCCCCGCGGCGATCTCCGCTGAGGTGGGACGCGAAGCCCTCACCGTGCTGGTGGAAGTAGACCTCTCGGCCGGTGCCCATGCACACGAACCAGCCGGTCTCCGGCACGATCGCCGTCCCTCCGGTCACGTACTTGGGGCCGCCCTCTGCGGGTGTCATGCACTCCGCCGAGTGACGGTGGAACTCGCTCGGGACCCCCCGCACGTCGAACCACTTGTCCTGAGGCTTCGGCGGTGTGGATCTCGGTCCGTCGAACGCCATCCACGTCGGACCGTCCGGCGAAGGGGCGGCGGCCAGCCCGTCGCCGGTCTTGCGGATCTGCTTGATCGGAGCCTCACCCGGGAACGGCACAGCCGTCAGGGTGACCTCGTACTCGTCCTCTCTCATCGTCCATCCTCCCACGCGTACCACGGGGTATCCATCTCGTGCCACGCGCCGGTCTGCGGATCACGGCGCTCGAGGACCATGCCCATGTTGTCGACCCCCTCTGGGACGCTCACTCCGGGCCGGAGCTCAAGACGCTGCGTGAAGATGTTGTAGTCGACATAGTGGTGCCAGCGGTGGAACCGCTCGGCGAGGCGCACAGCGCCCTGAGCTGCCAGATCGGGATGGAGATCCACGATCATCTTGCTCTTCTCGTACGTCCCGTCGCCGTAAATCTCCTCGGTGTTCCCGCCCTTGGCGGACTGCGTGGTCATCTTGTTCTGCACGAAGGCGTTGAACAGGACGGTGCACAGGCGCCGCAGCGGGTCCTTGGGATCCACGACGTGCTTCAGGATGCGCAGGCTCAGGTCCGTGTCCTCGTTGTACCGCCCTCGCCACCGGAACGGCAGGTCGTTCTGGATGAGGTTGCACGAGTAGATGCGGGTGTTCAGGTAGAACGGCGGCATCCAGAACTTGCGAGGCACGAACATGAAGTAGTTGGGTCCCGCCATCGCGAGGTTCAGGTACCGCTCCACGAAGATCTCCATGGCGCGGAACACGCTCCCGTCGGCGACCGGGACGATCAGGTTGCGGTTGAACCGGAAGAACCCGATGATGTTGTCATCCATCACCCAGTGTCGTCTGGCTCCCTCGATCGCGATACTGTGCTCCCATGCGTAGTTGCGCGCCGGCCCGGAGCCGGTGCTCAGGTGGTCGAGCTCAGGCGGGAGGCACTTGTCGTAGTCCTTCTGGAACTGTGGATCCAGCACGAGGAACGTCACGTACTTGCCGTGCTTGTGCTCCTCGTAGAGTGCGAGTTGGTCCCGCTCCACAATCGTGTAGTGCGGGACCCTCATCTGGTTGAGGTAGCGGGAGGTCATCTGGACCTCCCACCGCCCCTTGCTGACGATGTACAGCGGGTACTCAGGCCTCATCGGCGGCCTCGTTCACGTCCCTGTACCGCTTGTCCTTGTACGAGCCGATCGTCACCTTCGGGTGCCACATCGACCGGGTGACCTTGCCCGTCTCGGGCGGGATCTCCTGACCGATCTTGCGCTCGAAGTCCTCGATGTCCTCCTGAGACGCGAAGTGGACGATCACCGACCGGTGGGGTGAGAGGTGGAGCACCTCGAACTCCGGCATCCCCTTCCACTCCGCGTACTCGGCGTGAAAGTCGTCATGATCGCCGAACAGGCCGATGTCCTCGTCGAGCGCCTTCTCGTTGCGGCGACGCTCAGTTGTCACCGGGCACCAGCCCGAGATCGGCGGCGAGATCGTGCCTCTGGGCGTCGGTCATCTTCTCGATCGCTGGCCCGACATCCGCCGGGATCACGTCGAGAAGCTTCGCGAAGTCGGCTTTCTTGATGCCGGCCGCCTTGCTGAGGTCGGACAGCTCCTTGATTGACAGACCCTTCGGCTCGGAACTCGTCGCCTCGGCAGTCCTAGCTGGGCTGGCAGGCTCCTCGGGCTGCTCTGGATCTTCAACGACGATGGCGGCGGACTCGGCCTCGGTCATGGGCGCCGCCATGAACTCCGCCTCCACCGGATCGTCCAGTCCGAACTCGGCACTGTCGATCGAGACGGGCGTGACGCCCGGGTCTGGTTGGCTCAGACGTTCGGCCTGCTGCTGGACGGCCTCCAGCAGCGTCGGCTTGGCGGGCGGCGTGATCTCACCTGTCTTGAGGTCGACATCGACACGGTCGCCGATGCCCTCGACCTCCGACTCGTCGAGGAAGCCCAGCCCGACCAGCGACAGGGTCGCCCGCCGCTTGGCCTTCGTCTCGGCCTTCATGATCGAGTTGGCGAGTGCCATCCCGGACAGGCCCTTGATGCTGACGACGCCCGTGGCCTCGTCGGTTCGTCCGTGCTGATCACGAACGCTGGCATAGACGGTGTAAAGGCCGAGCTCATCGTCCTTCTCCCGTCGCACCTCCGTGACGCTCACGTCGTTGATGCGACGCAGCTGCTCGGTGGCGTCCTTGCGCGCATACAGGACGATCTTCCCGTCGAGCACGAGGTACTCGAACGGGCGAGTGAGCGGGTTCAGCCCTAGGGACTCGCACGTCCGCCAGTAGAACGCGACGCGATCGGCCGGTGTCATCCGGCCGAGATCGCCGCTGCTGATGACCCGCTCGATCACCTCGAAGGGCGTGAGCTCCGGCTCCTCGCGTGCCGGGACGATGGCGGTATTCTCTGTCACTTCAGCCCTCTCTTCAACTCTGCGGCGTGCTTCACGCACAGCCGGATCTCCTGGGATCGAATACGGATGACGTGTCCGTATCGGTCGGAGCACGCCGAGCACGTCGCGTACATGACGTGCGCTCTCGTGACGACTACCTCTGTGCTCACCGGATCTCGAACTCCTCTCGCAGCAGGCGCACGGCCTCTGCCTTCTGGCGGGCTGCCGGGCCGTCGACCGCCGAGGTGAACCGGCGAGACGGGACGAGCTGCTCGTCCTTAACCCGCAGGCTTCGGTAGTGGTCGGTGTACTCGAACACGGCCTGAGCTGCACGATACGCGGTGTGGGGAACGCCGTCGAGGTTCGGCGAGGTGTAGTACAGCTCCTCGATGAGGCGCCTCGCCTCGGTGCGGGCCACCGGCCGCTCCATCTCGGGCGGGATCGGGACGAGCCGCTCGAGGAAGCCGGTCATCCATGAGGACTCGGGCTTCGGGATCTCAACAGCGGCGAGCTTCCGCATCAGCGTCGTGAGATGCTCGATCCGCTGCTCGGCGAACCCGAGAATGCGACGAACATCCTCGATCTGGTACTCCACATCACCGGCGTGGATCACCTTGGCCAGCAGCCCCTTGCCCTCGGCGTAGGACAGCTGGGCGTCCGCCATGTTCTGGCAGTCCACCCGGACGGTCGACGGTCCGAACGTGAGCGCGCCGGTCCCGTCATGGCGCCATTGCGCCACGAGGAAGGCGTCGATCCGGGATGGATCTCCGGGGATCTGGAGATCGGTCAGACGGCTGAGCTCCATGACCGCGAACAGACGCTCGCCCTTGCCGAGGGCGGCGTGGCTCACGATCCCGGCCTGCTTCGTCCGGACGATCTCCATGAGCAGCTTCATGGGCGTGATGTTCTGGATGACGGGATAGTCGTTGCTGACGACGCCGAGGATGTCGCCGGTGTCGGTCCGGTACGTCGCCATGTCGTCAGGGAGCTCGACCACCTCATCATTGATGAGCGCGAACAGGGGCGCCTTCTCGACGATGTAGTCCGTCCCCGCGAACGCCATCGCCTCCTCGGGCGTCATCGCGTCATCGACGACCTTGCCAAGTCCGTGCCACGCGGGCTTCCCGACGTACACGGCCTGATGGCCGGTCGCCTCCGTATAGCTGATGTTCGCTGGCACTCGTCAGTCCTCACTCTCTCGCACGGTGAACGTGCGTTGCTCTCTCTCGGTCGTCCACTTGCCCTCGGTCTCACCGAAGTCGATCTCGGTGAGCTGGGTCTCCTTCAGCCACTCCAGTTCGTGTCGATAGTCTGCGGCGACCTCCTTCCACTTCGTTGACCTGACCACCGTCGGCGCGGTCCACGTGACACGCGCGACGCCCGGCGCGACCATTCGGCCCGCTCCGGCCATACTGAACTTCAGCACGTTCGTCAGTCGCTCCTCCTCACTCTCGAACGCGGAGATCTTGCGCTTCACGTCGAGCAGCTGACGGATAACCTCCGTCTGGTCTGGATCGGCGCGGAACTCCGGCTCGCTCTTCCAACGAGTGGTGTTCAGCCAGTGAGTCGCTCCGGTAGATCCGTCCATCGGCGGCGGATCCAGACGCATGACGCGATCCCAGAACGTCTCGGCGACCTGTAGTAGGGCGCTGATGAGATCCTCGTCCCGCTCGACGGTCCAGCGGTACGGAGCTCCGTCGAACGTGAGCAGGATCACGTCACATGACAACGCCCCTGTGCACGCCATCTGGGTCTGGACCTGCACCTCGACGTTGCGCGGGATCTCCGTCCACTTCCGGTTCGAGGTCTTCACCTCGATCAGGCGCCGGCTGGTCGTCCAGGGCTTCCGCCTCGCATCGGGGTGACAGTAGAGGAACGGGATCCGAGGGTGCCAGACCGTGCGGTTGACCCGCTCGAAGGCGTCGCCGTTGATATCCTTGTCCCACTGGAGGGCGACATCCTCCAGCCGATGACCCCGCTCCATGCGGCCCCTCGATGCCTCGTCGATGAGCGCCTCGGGGTCAAGCTCGCCTACCTTGATGA